ATTGGACAGTTGCCCACAAAGTTCATTGAAAAAAGCGACGACGCGGTTACGGGCAAGGTGTTTTTCGATGAGGAGAATGACCCATTTGCCCAGATGGTCCGGGAAAAGGTGGAAAATAAGTCCTTGAGTTCTGGGTCTGTTGGTTTTCAAGCCTTAGACTGGGCTTGGGAAAAGGACGAAGACGACAAGAGTTACTTTCAGATTAACAAGTGGGAACTGTTCGAGTTCTCCATCGTGCCGGTCCCTGCCAATGCTGGAGCACTCAGGAAAAACGCTCAGTTGCTCACAGGTGCGTTTGAGTACCTGAAGCAGTTTAAGGCAGAAGAGCAACACAAGTCTGAGCCATATGACGTGAATGAATCAGTGCCACGCCTGCAGAATGCGGCGCAGGTACTCAAGAATTTTGTACAGTCCGAAGATGTTGAACTCAAAACCAACCATATTGACCTTATCAAGCACACGATTGACGCTCTTTCTCCCCTGGTCGGCGTTCAGCTTGTGGATGATAAGGCAGAGCCAGAGTCTAACCAACCAGACCAGGAAAAGGCTGTTTTCGATTTGGGAGCAGCCGTAAGTGATCTGCAGTCAGTGATTGCAGGATATTAAGCAAAAACAAAGGGTTAGAACTGATGGACCAATTCAGAATCAACCTTGCAGGCGAACTTGAGCGCAAGAACGGCGACTCATGGGAACCTGTAGAGATGAAGGACGGGGAAACCTTGTCCGACCTCAGCACCGGCCAAAAGCTCTATACAGACGCTGAAGGCAAGCAGCACGTTTGCGACGTGTTGAAGATGGAAGAAATTTCCGTGAAGGACCCGGACTCTCTCGAACGTGGACTGAAGCAGATTCAAGACACCGTACAGAGCGCACACCGGACGCAGACCGAGATTAAGAACCTTGCCGGTACGTTGAATACCTTTGTGGAGAAATTCGCAGAGAACGGCAACACGGCAACCCGCAAGAGTCAGTACCAGGTTGACGCTGGCGAACTGATTGAGAACCAAGCGGACGCTCGCAAGGTGCTCGATTCTCACGTTGCCGGAACGAAGTTCTACAAAGATGGCAACGGTATCATCACCGAGGAAGCGCCGAACACCGAAAAGGAAGCGCTGTTTCATGAGTTCCAGCAGAAGAGCGACCGGATTTATCTTCTGTCCAAGGTGCTTGGTAAGAAGCCAACCGCACTCAAGGCATGGGAAGACTTCGAGCGGTTCACCAAGTCCTCAGGGCTCCAGAAGGCTCTGAGCACGGGTACAAGTGGTTCCGGTGCTGATTGGGTACCGGACGGCTTTTCTGCCCGCCTGTGGGAACTGGTACGCCTCCAGCGTCGTGTGGCTGGCTTGTTCGAAGTTCTGCCGATGACGCAGAAGACTTTGCAAGCCAATGTTCAGACCTCGGACGCTTCAGCCTACTATATCACCGAAAACACGGATGATGAAGGGACGAAGCACCGGGCTTCGACGCCAGGAACCAGCAACTTCACGCTGACCAAAAAGAAAATGGCCGTGCGAATCGTTACTTCTGATGAGGAAGTCGAGGACAGCATTGTGCCAGTTCTGCCTTTCATCGAGCGTCAACTTGCGCAAGCGCTGGCCAATGGTCAGGAGCAAGCGTTGATCGATGGCGATGATACTGCAACCCACATGGATGCAGACGTTACCGATTCTCAGGACGTTCGCAAAATGTGGAAAGGTCTGCGTAAGCTGGCTATCGACAAGAGTTCCAACGTGGATTTCTCCGGCGCCGTTCCGGTTGCCACAAACCTTGTGGATATCATGCAGAAAATGGGCAAGCCGTACAACACCATGATTGACAGCTTGCTCTGGTGTGTGTCTTCAGAGGCCTATATCCAGCTTCTGCTTGACTCCACTTCGCTCTTGACCGTTGACAAGTACGGGCAGCGTGCCACAGTCGTTACCGGCGAACTGGGCCGCGTCTGGAACATTCCGCTGGTCATTTCCCAGTACAACAGGGCAGACCTGCACTCTAGCGGCGTTTACACTGTTGCAGGCCAGACCACGACCACAGGACAGTTGATTTACCGTCCTGGGTTTGTGTTTGGTTCTGGTGGCGCAATTCAGATTGATCGTGTTCCAGATCCCGAACGGGACCAGACCCGCGTTGTTGCCAAGATGCGTATGGACTTCGCCGACTGCTACGGCAGCAGTGAAAAGTCCGTGGCTTCCGGCTACAATATGGCATCGTCCTAATCTGGGTAGATAGCCCGGATTTCCCGCTACAGGGAAAAAGGCGCGGGTTTGATGTTGGCCCGCGCCGTTTCTTGAATCAAATTGGAGAAATCATACAATGAAGCAGTCATTAACACAAATCGGTGCAGAATTCGGATGGTCCAAAGCTACGGCGCCGTCTGATTTGCAGCGTGCCGTGCGTGAGCTTCAGGGCTTGCGCTCTGCCAGTGTGCAGTTGGGCGCTTCTGGCGTTGCTGTCTCTCTGGCTAATGCAAGTGCAGATGATAATATCGTTACGGCGTTTTATCACTCTGCACCTATCACAATGGCGAACCTTACCGGCCTGTCGCTTACCTTGCTTGGTGTCGTGCCGAGTAACAACACCGCCTCAGGTAACACCGTAACCATTTTCTGGTTGGACGCTGACGGGTTCAACTACGCTTAATTAAAGTCTGAGGTTGCCAGCCTGCCCTAGGGTGATCGCAAGCAGGCAGGCGGCCTCAGCATTCTCTAACGCTTGCGAGGATGAAATGTCATTAACTGTTTGCATGTGCTTGCGAAATGAGCAAGAGAAGATCCGCGAAACGCTTGCTCAAGTGATTGCCATAACCGATGAGCTTGTTGTTGGAATTGATGAAACAAGTAACGACGACACCGAGCGCATCATTGAGCAATACAAAGACAAGGTTGGAAAGCTCACAATCTACCACTACAAGTTTGAAAACGACTTCAGCAAGATGAGAAACGAGTGCATGGCGAAAGCCACTCAGGACTGGATTCTCATGATAGACGGACACGACTACGTTACGCCGGAATCGGTTGCGATTGTGGACCAGATAGCCAACCGTCTACCTGAAGACAGGAAGCATGTGCGGGTCATTGATGCGGTCATGGAGGACCCACCAGACCCGCGCACAGGTACGCGGAATGCCTACCAGCGGCCGGTTATGTTTCGCCGGGTGTACAAGGAAGCAGGGAAAGAGAAACACGCTGGTATCGATGGCGTAAAGTGGTCCTTGCCTATTCACAATATCATCGAGCAGCCCAGGCAATTCCGGTTGTGCGTCGGTGATTTTGTGCTTGAGCATAGACAGCCCAAAGAGCGGCAGGAAGTGCGCAAGAGTCAACGCAAAACCATGAACACCAAGGGACTGTTGAAGCAGGTTGAAGCCGACCCAACAGACACCCGGTCCTTGTTCTACCTTGCCCGAACTTACGATGAGTTGGAAGAGTGGGACAAGGCCATTGAATGGTTCTACAAGTACCTGGAAATCTCAGCTTTTCCAGAGGAGCGCTATCAAGCTCGATTGCAAATTGCTGCAATCCACATCAAGCGATATGAGAAGGACCAGAACCGGGCGCACCTCGACAAGGCGATGCCGGAGTTGTTTCAATGTCAAATGGAGCGAGTACCGCGCAATGACCACATGATCTTGGCCGGCGATGTCTGCCGTACCTTGCAGATCTGGGATGAGGCGAGTCTTTACTATCGCCAGGCTATGCAGTATGTGCAGCCCAAGATGTTCCTTTTTATCGTTCGAGAAAACTATACCTGGATACCCCTTGAACGCTTGGCGGTGTGTCTAGCGCAGATGGGCAGGTATTCCCAGGCAATCGGGTCGCTTAGGATGGCGATAGCACATAGACCAGGCCACCAGGAATATTATAACCTGTTGGCTAAACTTGAACAGCACGAAAACATGGAGTTTGCAAGACATGGCAGACGAGAAAACCAAAGTCCTGCGATTTAGGGCCACTGGCGCAATTAAGGTTTATAGCGGCCGTGGGCTGAAAAGCATTGAGAACGGCAGTACGGTTACTGTCAGTGAAGAGGACGCAAAGTACCTGCTTAAGACGTTCCCAGACAATTGGGATGCCGTCAGGGGCAAGGCAGCGCTGAAGGAATACGAAGAGAAAGCCAAAGATGCCAAGCTTGAAGGCAACAAGGTTGTACCTGCAGAGACTGAGGAAAGCTCCTCTGCCGCAATCATTGGTTAGGTAGATGCTCAATCGTAATGCCATAATCAGCCTCGCAGAGGCGCGGAACTTCATTTTTCAAGACACGACAAAGACGTTGAACAGTGACTTTATCGCTCAACTTGTTAACTCAGTGAGTGCTCAAGTTGAACAACACACTGGCCGGCGCTTTCGTGCAGCGGATGTAACGGAGTTCTATAACGGGTCAGGAGATAGTGAGCCTTTGTTTCTGCCGCTGTTTCCCATCCAGAACGTCGCTACCCTTTGGGATGACGGCGAGCGCAATTTTAACACGGTAGACGAAATATCTGTAACGACCAACGTTATCGTGAGCGAGGCTGAGGGGTATATCGAGCTTTTCAATGAGTACTCTGCTTTCTCCCGGGGAAAGCGTAACGTCAAGATCAATTACCGGGGTGGCTATGAGCCTTTTGATATCCGGGCAAATGAGAATGACACCATTGATTTCAAGGCAGCATCGAGTTCGACATTGGTAGCGACGCTGGCGCCGGCCCATTATGAAAGCGTAAATAGCTTTGCTTCACACCTGGAAACGCGCATGAATCTGGTAGCAAGTGCGAACGCCACACTGGATGTTGAGTATATCCACGCCTCGGGAGAGTTCGGCATCAGCACGCGCGGCGCCCAGACGCTGGAGTTCCTGTTTTCCTCGGGCTCTAATAGTGCCAGAAGCGCCGCTAAGGTCCTTGGGTGGCCAGGCAATAGCGATGTGACCGGCGTTACAGATCATCGCTCGGAGTCCAAGGTATGGCCTGTACCGGAAGATTTAAAACTTGCCGTTGCAATGCAGGTAGCCCACAATTACAACAAGTCACGGAAGACGGGTGGAACTGGCCAGCTAGGAAAGACGAGCCGGTCACAGTCGGCGGTGTCAACTACGTATGGCCCGGAAGGGCCGTTCCTGCCTGAAGTTGCCAGGATTGTAAATGCCTATAAGCCGGTGAAGATATGATAGTAGACTATCGATTCGCGCCAGGCGATTATGTGATTAGGAAGGGCTCGAATAGGGCCGGCCGTGTGGCCAGTTGTGCATCGGGTCCCGAGGGGATAAGCTACCACGTCAACTTTGGTGGCCTTTTCCAGTGGGTTAGGGAAGACGGTTTAGTTAAGCTGGACACCATGCCTGAACGATTTCACCGGGGAGCGGTGCCAGTATGAGCAAGATCAAGTTTGATTTTTCGGACTTCATTAAGTTCAGCAAAAAGAACCCAGGCTTCAATCCAACAGAGGTATTGAGGCGTGGGTTTCTGCGTGCTATGATCGTTGCTCAGTCTCACACCGCCAAAGAGCATTTAAGCGCACCTGGTAGGGGCAGGGTAGGGAACAAAGGGCCGTGGATAGAAAACCCCTACAAAGACAAACTGCGCACACTTACGGGCCGTTTGAGAGCCGACTGGATGAGTAATTTCCCACGGGTTACGATGAGCGGCCGAAAGATGGTTGGCGAGCTTGGATCAAATCTTATCTACGCCAGGCATCATGAGGAAACGGTTGTTGAGAAGTTCGGCCAGCCCAGGGCGCCGTTCTCAAAGGGTGTCAAGGGCGCAGAGAAACAGATGCAAACAGAGATCTTTCAAGCGATTGTAAAGAAAATGAAGGAGTTCGGATACAAATGAGAGACTACAGAAAGCTTTTGTTCTTGACCTGGTTCTTTATTGCCGCTGTGGTTCTGGTTGGCTTTGTCATGCCCGAGGAAGTCCGGCGCAAAACGTTCAGCGATAAGGACATTCTAAACAACATTTACAACGCCCAGAACTTCGAGCAGGACACGGTAGGAACCTCGACCGGCCTGGATACGGTGTATTTCAGTGACGGGACATATAATTCATCGGTGCAGTCTCACGGGGCAGAACATCATGTCTGGTTTTTGGATTATGACAGTACTTACACTGGCGGCCCTATCATCCTGCCGGACGGTTCCGGGTATGAACAAAAGGGCTGGCTTTGTGTTGGGATCGTCTACAAGACATCTTCTGGAACTGGAACGCTCGCGCATCAGCAGAAATTTGGACGTAACGCCTCGCTCTAATGGCCAGTGTTAGAGATACAATTTCGGACAATGTTAAATCGATGTTCGAAAGCATTACGACATCGAACAATTACAACACCGATGCAGGTGAGAATGTTGTTCGTGTCATGCGTCAACCGGGAGAAATTGAAGTTGATGGTTTCCCGGCAATTGTGTTGCAGGCGAGTAACGAGCAAATAAGCCACTATGCGGCTGGCCAGAAAGAGAGCACTCTATCGATCGATGTTTATGGTTTTGTTACTGGGAGTGAGGCCGAGAACCTTGACTCAGATCTGCAGAAGCTGACCGACGACATGATAGAGGCGATTTTAACCGATGAGCGCCTGGGCTTGACCGTTGATATGGTAGACGACTGGTCTATTGATTCAGCGTCTTATGACGGCATGGGCGTTTCACACATGATTCTGCCGTACAAGTTTGAAAGGAACGTAAGGTCAGGAGCTAACAATATCGCACGCAGATGGTATATAAACGACGTGCTTGCGGGGTCTTATTCGTTCGGTGTGGGTGTCACGTTTGCGAATGTTGCCAATGATTTTGTGAATGCGCCTCATGTGGAGTTTGAGCCGCGCACCGATGCCAGCGGATACGTGAAAGGGGCTTCTCTTTCGAACACTGGCTTTGTGTTGGTGGATAGCGGCACGGGCTCAGAGACGCTACAGGGAATGGTTATTATTACGGAGAACTTGTAAATGAGTGCAACAAACGTACTAGGCCGCGAACTACTCATGGCCTTCAACAAGGGTACAACGTGGAACCAGTACCCAGGCGACACGCCCGGCGCCAACGATGGCTTTCACGTTCTGAGCTATGACTTGGGTGTATTTGCCCGTGAGTCATTGCCAGACGATTCGATGGGAAACCGGAACCAGTTTTTGGCAAGCGCCGACAAGGGAAATCGCCCAACAGACGTTCGGTCAATCAACCAGTACTTGCGCCTAGACGAGTCCGAACGGATGTTGGGCTATGCAATGGGGACTTGTACCGTAACTCTCCGCTCAGGTGCGCGAGATCACACGGTTAGGCCGGCTGCATGTCTAGATGGGATCTTTGGCGTGATCGATGCCGAGCAGAAGGACGGTTCAATCATTCACTCTTACCCGTCTGTAAAGTTCGACGGTTTTGAGATCGCCGGCGAGGCTGGTCAGTTCTTGACAGCACAGTATAGTGTATTTGCATCGAAGTTCATGAATTCAGGCGGTGCAAGTGCTTCGAATATGAACAGCGTCACGGCCAGAACGACCGGAAACCGTGTTTATTTCGACCGAGCGCGGCTTTGGATCAATGATCAATCTGGCGCTACCCTGGCGGCGGCAGACCTTGTAGAACCGTCTAAACTGTCTCTGAGGCTTAACAGATCTCAGGAAGCTTACCACGCTGCCAGCGGTGAGACGGACGGAGATGAGGCCAGCATGAAAGAGCCGACTGGCGGACCTCAGCCGGAGTTTATGTTTGACCTTGAGTTTCCAGTCAAGACGGCTGACACTTGGATTGATGTTTTGGGCAATGACACCCGGAAGAAAGGCCGACTGCATTTTAATCTTGGAACGGCGGTCGGGAGTTCGACCTATATGTGGGATGTCTACATGCCACACTTGGAACTGATGAATGTTGAGGAAGCGGTAGACGGGCACGGAAAGATCGTTGCACCTCTCAAGTTTCGCTGTCTTCAGGCGGCGAGTGCGGTGCAGGGGATGGACTACACCGACCCGTTTTACTTCGTGTTCACCAATTCAATTGTAACGGCGCTGACAAGCTTGTAGTGAGTGCCAAAGGAGAAAGCTTGCGATGTTGGTAATTGATGACAGTTTTACGCCCACTGCCTGGTTTACCTATCCAGGAACGGACGCTCAGTTTCATCTAAGGTTTACGTCTTCGGATGTAATCGAAGATATCCAGAGCAAGGCCAAGGATGATTTGGATAGCCAGAGAAAGGCGTATAACGCGACGCTGGCGCACATGATTATTGACTGGAAGAACGTTTGTATTAAAGACGCTTCCGGTAAGATCATGGCGAAGGCGAAAGGCAAGAACGAAACGCAGTGCAATGAGCATGGAAGGCATGCGCTGCGCGTGCGTGGTGGTCGGGTCTACCACTGGGTTCGAAAGATTGTGATGAACCCGGATGAGTTCGGGATGGACGAACTACTGGACGACCACGCAAAAAAGTCCAAAGGCTCGCGGAAAGTAAATTAGATTTCCCAAAGCTCAATTGCGCAGACTGCAAAGCAGCAGCGGAAGAGGCGGGCGCAGAGTATCCGTGCAAATGGTGTCCAAATGTGGACACAACATACAAAGCGAGGCGAAACTTTGAGATAGCTTCCGTTGTTCTCGGGACAAACCTAACTGAGTATGTGAGTACGGAAACGGTAATCGCTTCTTATAAACCCAATTGGTCGCCCGTCGAGTTTCGTGCTTTGATGGGCGATTTAGTTTTAGTGGATAGTATTTGGAAAGATGGTAAGAGTACTAACAATAACGGCTGACCTTGACGACCTGCTAAGTGGCGATTTTAAGCGCATGAATGCCACAATCAGGAATGAATCGGGCAAGACCAAGCGCAAAGTCAAAAGCGATAACCAGGCTATATCTAAATCCTTTCGGGACGCTAAAGGTGCATTGAAAGGGTTTGTTGGTGCATTTGGCCTCGTGAAGTTGGCACAATTTGCCAAACAATCGATAGATGCAGCAGACAAACTAGCTAAAATGTCTTTGCGCTTGGGTGAGTCTGTCGAATTCTTGAGCGAAATGAATTTTATGGCTGAAAGGTCAGGAATTCGCGTTGAAGCCATGACTATTGCTATCCAGCGAGCCAATAGAAGAATTGCAGAATTCGCTACTCTCGGAAAGGGCGTGGCTGCAGATGCTATTAAAAAACTTGGGCTTGAGGTTCGCAATACAGACGGTTCTATCAAAAGCTTTGAGCAAATTTTTCCACAGTTAGTAGCAGGGCTGTCTGGTGTTAGAGATGAAAGCGAGCGCGTTAGATTAGCGTTTCAATTGTTTGACTCTGAAGGCGTGAGCTTTCTTCAAATAGCAAACCAAGGTGCAAAAGCCGTTGGGAGAATGCGTACTGAGCTAAGAGAATTAGGAGGTGTTATTTCCGAAGATTACGCCAAAAACGCAGAGCGAGTTAATGACGCATTAACGAATATGACAACTGCGTTAGATGCGCTTCTTAGGACAGTACTAGTGCCCATGTTACCAGTCATCACTAATTTTGCTATTGTTATAACAGCGTTAGCCCAAAAAATAGAAGAGTTTGGCGAGACGGAAATGGGGAGAAAAATCCTTGATAGATTTATCGGTATGTCTAAGAGGGCCGTGGAGGTTTTTGATAGCACCGGAAAAGCTAGAAAAGCGTTGGAAGAATTGAAAAAAACTTCTGACGATACGGGAGACAGTTTTGACAACGTGGGCAATAAGACGACCAAGATCCGGGACGATATTGCAGCAATAAGTCATGACGTTGTTGGTCGCTTTCCTGAAGCGGCAGAGCTTTTTCTGCAACACAATGAGTCTATTCTAAAGAACGAGCGCGAACGTTTAGCTACCTATAAAATGCACACCCGCAGTTTGAAAGAGGCACAAACCGCATTAGAGGAGAAGCGCAAGAAAGCCGAAGCAATTAAGCGCACACAAGAGGAAGAGCTTGCAGCATACAACGAAATGGGTTCTGCTATCCGCGATCAAGTTGTCGCCGGCCTGTCGGATGCTTTGTTCAGAGCACAAGACCTTGGCGATGTTATCAAGGGGATTGTGGTTTCGTTGCTACAGATCGGGCTCAATCTCGCGGCGCGGTCA